TTACGTCTAGATGTATATTGCATTGTACATCCTGCAATTTCATAGAAAGTTGTAACACTTACATTGTAACTAAAACAATCCCACATAACTAATTCATCAAGTGGTAATTCTTTTACTCCAGGTTTAGTACAGAAAGCTGATATAGGTGCTCTCCACCATAGACCACCATCTTCCATTAAGAAATGAAACATAGGTACTCTGTTTGGTATAGAACTAAAACCAAATATTCCTACTTCAAAATATTTATCGTGTGAATCTTTTTGATCTCTTAAAAAGTTACCTCGAACGTAACATTCTATTATTGGTATGTTTGCATTTAGATAGGCCATTATTTAATTTCACCCCAGTTAGCCCCCGACTCGTAATCTACTTTGTTAGGAACTTTTAATTCAACAGCAGATTCCATTATCTCTATAATTTTTTCTGCCTTTTCATTAGACTCAACAGAAATATCTACTTCATCGTGAATCTGAATGTGTGGTATTATACCATTTTCATACAATGCAACCATAGACTTTTTTGTCATATCAGCTGCGCTACCTTGTATTAATTTATTCAAAGCTTTGTAAGTAAACGCACGCTTCAATGGTTCATCATATTCTTTTCTAGCTAACTCTAAAGGTAATGGTTTAAACACACCAAATTGTACTGGCTGCCATAAATCAAAATGACAGGCACGTCCTAATAAAGTTCTAATCTTACCACGATCATTTGCTTTACGAGATACATTGTCCATCAATTGTTTTACAAATGGTGCTTTAGTATGATATTGTTTTATCAATTTTTCTGCAGAATCTTTCATTAGTCCTAGCTCTGCCATTAATTTATTTTTACCCATACCATACATCAAACCCAAGTTAATTGTTTTGGCCTGCTTACGTTCAATGCCTGCCATATCTGCAACAACCTGGTGGAAGTCTGCGTCCCCTGCATTGTATGCATCTACAATTTCATCAACACCAGATAAGTTTTGTAACTTTGCATAGTGTACTAAAATTCTAGGTTCTTGTTGTGAGTAGTCAAATGATCCCCAGGTAGTTTTTTCTTCTGGAATAAATATAGATCTAATCATCGGTCCGAGTTCCGGATGCCTCGCTGGAATCTGCTGTAGGTTTGGATTGCTCATAGAGAATCTACCAGTCACGGTCCCACCTGCATCTGATCTTATCTGATTTATGTCTGCGTGTATTCTACCATCAACTGCGTGTTTAGTAATTGAATCTATAAATGTAGTGTGAGCTTTGTTTATCTCTCTTGCATCTGCAATTAGTTTTGGTAACTCGTGTGGATGGTTTTGTAAAAAGTTTTTTGTAAAACTTGGCTCTTTACTTTTCTCTGTCCTGTCATACGGAAGTTTTAATTTATCAAACGCTTTTGCGATGCTCCGAGCTGCGTGTATTTCTACGTCAACTCCTGTTAAACTTTTGATTTTACTAACGATTTTAGACTCACGTTGCATAAGATTTTTTTTGATATTAGCTGCTTTGTCTAAATCAACTCTTACACCTTTGAACCTCATATCAACTAAACAAGGAAATAGTTTTGTTTCCAGGTTAAACACATCCCATAACTCTTGTTGATATAATTCTGTCTCTAATCTTTTCCAAAGTTTAAGTGTAGACTCCGCATCACGTTCCGCGTACTGTCCAACAAAAAGCGCTGGCAATCTCCACATATCTTTTTTAGGATCAAGTCCATATTCTTTTGCTGCTGCATTAAGAATACTTTCATCCTTACCCATACCTATGTAAAATCTTGCTAGTGTATTTAATTGATAAGACAATCTATTCTCATCAATCAAAGACGCTGCTATCATAGTGTCAACCACTTTACCTTTAACTAATACTCCTGCTGATCTTAACCAACAGATATCATACATTGCATTGTGAAATATAAAGGTAGTATCTACCTGGCTACAAATATCTTTGAGCCAAGTTAAAACGAGATTTTTGTCCATATTACCACCAGACTCGTGGTGGATAGGGAAATACCCTGACCAGCCCTCTACGGCCACCGCAATGCCTGCAATGTGCCCTTTTCCAGTGACATTACCAGAGCCTAGCTCTTTTAAATTAGGATCATTAGTCTCTAAATCGATTGCTATTTCTTTGTGTCCACGAAGATCTTTTAGTTCTTCTGGCATTACCCATTCCGTTTCAGGTGTGAACAACGGGATCTGGGTACTTCTCATTCGTAGTCCCTTTCAAGAACCATCTCTAAATAGTGTATTGCTTTTCTCACGTCCTCTTCTTTTCCTTTAGATTGATGTCTACAGATATATTTTATAGCGTTCCCTTCTGCAAAAAGCAACTTGTTTTCGTTAATGAATTCTGCGGGTTGAATTTTCATCGAACGGTAGTGCTTCCCGCCTACCTGCTTGTCTAAAGAATCATATGTAGCTTTCTTAAATATTTCTTTATTTGTCATTTTTTTTATCCTCATAATCTTTATATTCTTTTATTAATTTTTCAGATGGATGCCAAACATCAACAGATGAATGACAGTTTGGACAAGATAAATTACTTACAATATCATAGTCTTCATTGTCTTCTGTGTCGTGATCTCCACCCCAAATTAGTTCAGTGTTGCAGTGCCAGCAGTTCATAATATATAAGCTCGATCAAAATCTCTTGGGTCCAAGACGTGTAATTCACGCTTCGCTCTCGTCGCTCCGGTATAAAATAATCTATGTAGTTCATCCGGATCATAACTAAATGTTTCAAGAGCTGCATTTGTTATATCTTGCATCAATAAAACTTTGTCAGCTTCTCCTCCTTTCGCTCCGTGTATTGTTGACATTGTTATACGAGGATTCTTGTTTAGTGTTTCACCATTCGCCCTCATATTACGAATGTAATTTTCTGTCATAGGATCTAATCCTTCAAATGCTTCATACCAAACTGTGTTAACTATTAAGCCGTGATCCTTTTGACAATCTTCTAAACTATATTTATTATCTGCGTGAAGTGTTTTACCTTTTCTAAATCCTTCTAATACATTTGATCCTAGGTATTCATATATATTTTTTATCTCAAGATGATTGAGCAATGCGTTTTTACGCCAAGCTTCCCAATTGTTTAATGCTAACAATAGTTTAAGTGGTATAGAATTACGTCCTTTGTATTGATAATACCAACCCCGCAGCTCACATACTTCTTTAACAGAATCTAAAAAATGATTTGCAGAAGATAACACTAACCAACTACCCTCACTCATATCTACCTGGGTAATATCAGAATATCTTTTTAAGACTCCGTGTTCTTCTCTAGGTTTATAATCTTTGTCAAATCTATTTTGTACTTGGTTAATTATTTTTTGTGATAGCTCGTGTATAGGTCCACCTGGGATTCTATAAGATTGATCTAATGTTTGTATATCATCTACTTCTTCTTTGAGTGCAATGAAATGATCTACATCTGCACCGGCCCATTTAAATATAGCCTGGTCATCATCACCTGCTATGTAAGTTTTTTCTGCACGACTCCAAATCTTTCTTACCATTTCCCACTGCAGCAAAGATAAGTCTTGTGCTTCATCTATAAATAATACTTCAAACTTATTATGTTTTTCTTTTGCAATAAAATCTTCTAACAGATCATTAAAGTCTTTGAGTCCTTTCTCTGTTTTAAATCTTTTAAGTTCTTCTGATAATAAAAACAAAGTGTTTCGTTCTATGTCCAATATATTTTTTCTTGAATCGTAATACTCCAACAGATCCATTCTCTTTACAGCTGCAGTATTTATTATTGTAAGATATTCATTGTCAGAATTAAATGTACCATCACCTTCAGAGAATCTTGCAACCTTAATAGGTATCCCACATTTTTCACCAAACTCTTTGTAGTCTTCACTTCCCATCATCTTCTCTCGTGTCATACCCAATTGATTAAATGCGTATGAGTGTAGAGTTCTAAAGTAAGTTAAATCATTATCTATGTCCAGGCCAAACTTTTCCGCGGCCCTCGATGCTGCCTCCGTTGCAGCTTTTTTAGTGAAAGAAAAATACCCTATTTGTTTTGGTCTTATGCCATCCTGTATAAACTCATCGACCAGATTTAATAGTGTTGTTGTCTTCCCGGTTCCTGGTGGTCCTA